CTAACATTAAAGAAGTAATAGTAACTTCAGGTAAGTATACTGGTTCAGTTAGTGGTAGATACTTTTTTAAAGTAACTAGTATTATTACTAATGTTGCCACTATTAAATACAAATTTATTGTATTAGGTGAAGATGAAACTATTAACTGGAGTACAGTAACAAATAGTTTTACAGTTAACTTAACTACTGATAAAGGGGTCTCCAAAGTTGTAGAAAACGGAGTTTCTGTTACCTTTGGTCAAGTAGATCAAACTAATAATTTAGCTCTAGCTAATAATGATGAGTTTAAAATAAGAGTTAACTCTTATGTATTTACCATCCCTATTAATCAAAATGACATTCCTTATCAAATAGCTACTAACTTTATTAGTGCAGTTTCAGGGTTAGAAGTATTAGAAGAGATTACTCTTAATGATGCTAATAATGGAGTTGTATTTGAATTAGATAGAAATCAAACAGATATTGTAGGAACTATTGGTAATAGATTTAGTTACTACTTTACATTATTAGATACAGTTAACTCTGGTATTACAACTACTCCTGCGTTAACTCCTACTAATGCTGTCTTTATGACTGGAGGTGAAGATGGACCAAGGGTGGCTTATAGAGATTTTTATTCCATTAATGGTACTCCCCTCTTAAGACTCCAAGCTAACTATGTAGGTGACTATGGTAATAACATTAGAGTTAATCTGTATCCTGATTCACAAAACTCTTTTAGATTAGAAGTATCTGATTTGAATGCTGGCAACTTCAATCCTAGATTAGGTACTGAATCTTATGTAATCAACTTTAATGATTTAGACACAAATGGTTTACTAAATCAACTAGCTGAATCTATTTACATTAAAGGTATCTTTTTACCTAAGTTTGTAGATCCAGTTGGTTATGATGTTAACTTAGTAAATCAATCTCCTGTTAGATTAGCTCCTGCTGATGTAACTATAACTGATGTAGATGACATTAGACATCCAAATTACTATGGTCTTACTAAGTTATTAGATGTATCTCTTGAAGATGGTTATGATGGTCCTGCTGTAACTGATGATGATTACATTAGAGCTATTAATGCTTTAGATTCTTATCCAGTTCACATTGTAATAACTCCAGGTAAGTTTAATTTTACTATTCAGCAAGCTTTACTTAGTCACTGTGAAAATGCTAAAGATAAAGATGGGTTAAGAATAGCAATATTAAATACTAAACCTAATCTTTCTCCTAATGCTGCTAAACAAGAAACTGTAGGTTTAAATAGTAAGAGAGGAGTTAAAGTTGCTGGTTGGTCTACTTATGCTGGTCAACCTGATGCTCCTAGATTTGGTTTGTCTCCTGATGCTTTGTATGCTGGTGTGCTTGCAGCTATTCCTTTCTATGTATCCCCTAATGCTAGAAGGACTGCTGGTTCAGTTAGAAACATTACTGAAGTAGATACATTTAAAAACTCTAGCTCTGTAGCATTGCAATTATATACAGATGCTAAGTTAGAAGTCCTTCATGTAGACCCTGCAACTCAAGCTTTCTTCTTTACTACTGGTAGAACTCTTACTTCTGATCCTGCTTGGGAATATATTTATATTAGAAGAAGTTATGACTCTATTAGACAAGATTTATATGATGTTCTTTCTTTCTATATTGGAGAGCCTCATACATTAAGATTAAGAAGTCAAGTTCAAGTAGCTGTAGAGCAATACTTAAAACAGCTTTCTATAGAAGGAAAAATAGCTAATTACAGCAGCGTCTTAGTAAGTAATGATAATAATCCACCTGGAATTTATACATTAGGTCAACTAAATGTAAGTTTTAGATTCTTACCTATATATGCAATTAGAGAAATTCAAGTTTCCATTATAAGAAGTAATGATGATGGATTAAATTCTCAAGGTACTTAAATAACTAAATAAAAAAATAATATGACTATAAGAGGCAGTTTAAGTAGTAATCCTTTTGGAGCAGTAGTCAATAATGCTGGAATTGACCCTATGCAAGGGTTTGATGTAGAAGTATGGGCTACTGATTTAGCAACAGGACAAGTTTTAGATATAGGTCAGTTTCAATCTTGTACATTTACTATAAGAAATGCTACAGAAACTTATCTTACTTTAGGGCAAAGAATTCCTACATATTATGATGGGGAGATTCAGATAGCTTGGGTGTTAGAAAGAGGTAAGTTAAATGTAGATAACTTATCTGCATGGTTTGGAACTAATGACTTAAACAGAAATGTATATATTGGAAGAGGTCCAAGATTTCAAATTACTATTGACTATAATGCAGTAGGTTTACAAGGTAACGGAGTTAGTAATGCTACTTATGTAGCTGAATCAGGTCCTCAACCTTCAGGAGGTTATTTTGATCCTGTAGGTGCAGGATTTAGAAAAGGGACTCCTTTTTTAACCCCTATTGACCAAAACAGAAGTAAAGGTAGAATACATTTAGTAAGATGTAAGTTAGATAGTATGTCTGAAGGTATTATGCCTGGTAGACGTATTATTGCTAACAGATGGGAAGGTGTATCTGAAGGATATATAATAGACTTAACTGGAAGTTATCAAGACAGTTTTAAATCTAAAAATACATCTAAAAGTTCTAGTCCTATTAAGCAAGGAGTTGATGTTACTAACGTATCGAGTAATATAACGTAATTAACTCCTATTTAATACTCTAATAAAACTCTTAAGATAGCACTTAGTTTAATTAAACTAAGTGCTATTTGTTTATCTATATTATATGAAAATATACTCACCTGAAGCGGCTACTCCTGCTGCTGCAATAACGTTAGCTACAGCAGCTTCTAACACTCAACCTATTCTATTTACTAATCATTTTGGAGATAAAGGAGATTACATTAACCCAGAAAACTCTAGTGAAAAGAAAGAAGTTAAATTAGAATGGACTCTTAAGGAAATTATTGTTAACTTAACTAGAGATTGGGGAACTAGTCAAGCTCAGATTACTTTAACTTGTGAGTTACCTGATACTGCTATGTTTTTACCTTCTTTACCTGATGTTTCTTTGTATAGAGGAGGGGATTATCCTTATTTAGATAGAGAAGATGAAATAAGAATATATGCAGGTTATCTAGCTTCTTCAACCACTCCTATTACTGCTGACTTATTAGATGAAGTACCTTTTAAGTTTCGTGATATTAGTACAGATAAAGATGTAGAACCTACTCCAGAGAAACCTTTATGCCCTATCTTTTGGGGATTTATAGATAACATTATTTATGATGCTAACCCTCAAGGTTTTAAAGTAACTCTTCAATGTAGAGATAGAACTAGAGTGTTTGCTGATACTAGAGTTATTAGTCTTAAAGCAATTCAAGGTAAAGTTAATAAAGACGCGCCTAATCAAGAAACTGAACAGAATAATGCCACTTTATCTGGTATAGCTAGTGGAGATAGAACACAAATCTTATTGCAGTTAGCTAATGCTGCTAGTGGTAACCCTTTTGGTGAAAACTTAACAACAGCTAGATGCTGGAGACTAATTGAGGGAGGAATGTCTATTAGAGGATTTACTATACAGAATGAGCAGACTAACTTAAAATTTCCTACGCAAGACCCAGCAGCTTGGATTCAGACTGCTACTTGTAGAATAATGAATGACAAAGCTAACCCTAGATTTAATACTTGGGTAGAGAAGCCCCCTTTAGTAAAAAGTGAACCTAAAGCTAGTTTACAGATACTTAACAAAACCCCATTAGAGATAATAGATTACTTAGCTAAGACTGAAGAGAGACCTATGGATTTCTTTGCTAGTCATATTAATGGAGACTTTATATTCGGTCCTAGAGTAAAAGATGAATCAGGTTTTGAGGATGTAAATAGACAATATAGAACCTACTTTCATAGAACTTACCCTAAAAATGTACCTGATGTTAAGCCTCCTAGCTTCAATGCAATGATTCAGTCTATTAGAGTAGTTAGCTCATCTCTATTTAGTTTTAATAATTTTGTAATTGTAGATAGCTCTAATACTAGAGGAAGTGCTACTTCATTAATAGGTTCATTAAGATTTGGTTACTCTGTATTAGACCCTAAGTTAGCTAATAGATTAGTAACTCCTCCATGTAAAACACAGATTATCTATGATGGAGGTTTAGCTATCTATGAAAGCCAAGAGTATGGGGCATTACTTATTGCTTTAGCTAATGCTAAAGTATGGAGTAGAGATACCCAAGGTGTAGAACTGCAAGTAGTTGGAGACCCTACTTTTTGTCCAGGTGAAGCTATTAGAATTTACAATACTTTTCTACATGACTTTAAAACTTATACTGTAGTAGATAGCAAAGCTGATGCTGCTAATTTTGTAAAAGTTAAAAATGAAGAATATAACGGAAAAAAAGTATCTGATATAGTAAAAAGTATACCTGATGATAAAAGAGGTGAAGATAACCCAGCAGTATCTAAATTTGTTAATGATACTATCAATAGTGAAAATAGATTACCCTCTAATATTAATAACCTTATTCTTCCTTACTATTCAGTCAGAGTGGTGCAGCATAGACTAACTGCTCAAGGAGATAAAGGTTACATAAGTCAATTAATGTGTTGTTCTGATATTTAGGAGAATATAAGTATGTTTGATCAAATATTAAATCCTAATAATACATATACTAATAGAAATGCAGATAATATTTATAGAAGTAATATAGGAGTAAAGCAAGGAGTAGTAGTAAATGTAAGTAGAGAAAACCATTTAGCTCAAACTTATGATGTACAAGATTTAGAGACAGGTGCCTTATTCTTAGGTTGTAAATATCAATCTCCAACTGGAGGCTTTAATGGAGTAGGTAGATACGCCCCATTAGATGAAGGGACTCTAGTAACTTATACTTGTGCTGAAGGTATAGGAGAGAATGGTATTATAACTGGAACTTTGTATACTGAAGGTAATTATAATAAGTATTATAGTGAAGGTAAACTTCAAGAGTTTGCTCAATTAGAAGAATATAGTAATCAGTTATTTGAGATTAACCAACCATCAGGGCATCCTAATAGAATTACTGACCCTGGAGCTACTGCTACTTTTTATGGTGCTAATAACTTATTTAATACTTTTAGTGATGCTAGATTTACAAATAACATAAAAGACAAAGCTAAAGCTAACAGACAACCTGGAATTATAGATTTAGCTACTTCTATAGGAGATAAAGTCAACTATGCTTATAATTCTATAATTAACTATACTGCTAATATTATAAATGTGGCAGAAGGTACTGCTGAAAGTAAATGTGCTAAGTTAATAGAATATGCTAATTACTATAATAGACAAGCTGATTTGTTAGCTCAAACTTCTATTATTAGGGAAACTACCCCAGAAGAAGCTAAGAAAACTACAGGAATAAAACCTATTGTTAGTAAACAAAGTAATCCTAAGAGTCAATCTAATTTAAGAAGCCCATTTACTGATCAATACTTTATAGATCAGTATAAAAAGTTAGCTCAAATGTATTTAGAGCAGGCTCAATCTTGTAATAGAGGAGATACTGCTAGGCAGTTAGTAGGTTTACAAATGCAAACTTCTTCAGGTAGTGAGTTACCCCAAGGAGAACAATCTGTAGAAGGGCAGCAAACTAAACCTGACTATAAACCTAATGAAAGTAAAGTTCCTGTAAATACTAAACCTAGAGAATGTAAATATAAAGACGCTACTCAACTGATTCAAGTAGAAAATGGAATTAAATTACACCCTGATGCTGCAAAAGCTTTTGTTGATTTAAAGAAAGCTGCTCAAAAAGAAAACATTAAAATTATATTAGTTTCTGGTTTTAGGAGTATTGTTGATCAACAGGGTATTATAGATAGAAAAAGAAAAGAAGGACAAACAGATTCTGAAATATTTAAAGTTAAT